AGTTGTTACTCACATCTCCAAACGGGTTATTTTCTGAAAAGTCTATAAAATCTGTACCTGTACTAAAATCAGTATTTTGTTCATTCTGAGAAAGCTGATTATCTTCTACTACTAAATTAATAACTCCGCCTGCACCCGTCTTTAATCCAACAACCCTCTTACCGACATTAAATGTGTGGAATACACCATCGTCTGCACCTGCATGTATTAAGTGTAGCTTATCATCAGAGTCTGAGTATTTAGCTACTTCAGCTCTCATATTGGTATCGCCTGTCGGTGTTATTATAGTTTCACCGATTTCAAATTGAGTTGGAGCTGGTGATGAGAACACTATTGTTGGATTAGTGTAACCAGTACCCGGGTTAGTAATAGTAAGACCATTAATTTCACCACTGTTACTATCCACTGTTGCAACAATAGCAGCACCTACACCGTTAGAATCTGAAATAGTCACGGTTGGAGCAGTAAAATAATTATTACCACTATCTACGATAGAAACACTTGAGAGTTGTCCACTATTAAGAGTTACACTCGCTTCTGCAGAATCACGTGTATTTGTTAATGTAAGTACATATTTGTACGCGTATTTTCTTTCAATATCATCAATTGTATCTACACCCGTATCTAAATCTTCTCCAGTGTATTCGAATAACTGACATCTTAATTTGTAAACTGGTAAGTTGCTTAATTGATAAAACGGCATCTCATGTTCTACATGAGATATTTGAAATAATGATTTAGATAATGGTAAATATATTAAGTCACCTTCAGACGGTCTTGTCGATGTTATTTCATTGTCGTATCTTTGTACAGTTTGTTCCCATCTTTTTCTTGATACTACAAACGTTGCTTCATCACGTATCTCTACACCAAATCGTGTAAATAAATCTCCTTCACCTTCAAAACCTTCGGTGTTCTCGATATACATTTCTAATACGTGTGATGAATTAAAACTTGATTCAGGGTCATCGCCTAGTATACGATCTTCGTTAACTAAATCTCTCGGCAAGTAGTATACATCTTGGCCGTACATTTTAAGAGATTCAATTACGATGTCTTCGTACAGGTTCTGTTCTGACTTTACCTTTTGACTGAAGTATAAATTAGTTGCCATATCATCCTACGAAAAAGTCTGGTGGAAGTTCTTGTTCTAATCTCATGCTTTCTCTTAATCTTTCGATTTCTGCAGTAGCATCATCATATAATTGTCTTCCGTTTAAAATGACTCCTCCTGGCAATTGCATACCTTCAAACTTAATTAAGTTCATTCCCCACTGTTGCTTTATAAGTGCAGTAGTATATTCTTTTACAAACATATCATTATATACAGATGTGTGAGTATCAGGATTTACTATCGTATACACTTCAGCAACCAGATAATCTCCAGCTTGAATATCTTTATCGGCAAAATCACCGAAAATATACAATCTGTCCTGTCTTCTGGCAAATTGTGTTTGAGGATGTCCATTAAGTTTATTATCAAGTAATGACAGGTATTGTTGCATTTGTTCGTAGTAAGCTAAATCACCTGCAAAATTCATTAAGTCTGCAATATCATTCAACATCATTTGGTATTTAATATCAAAAAAGTTTCTACTTGTATTAAAAGAGCTAGTTAAAGGAAGTAACTTTGAAACAAATAATATGTTTGATGGTATTGGTATGTACTCATTAGTAACATCATCTGCAGTTACTAAATGTTTTAAGAATGTGCGTACCGTGGCATCTGAATGATACTCTTGATAAAATTGTAGCGATTCATCAACTCTATCTTCAAGTTGATCTTCATCTACATTAATTTCAATTACAGGTTCGCCTAAACGCCTTTTGCAATAATCTATTAATGTTGCACGTGAATTAGGAACTGCCATGTTGAATCCTTATTTTATTCTATTTATAAGGACTTGCACCTAAAACATCGCTATCCCATGCATCTTTCAGAGCAGTAATAGTAGTTGCATTTGTAATAGCTGATCCCGCAGGTGCATTTCTTAGTGCAACTTTCTTTGCAACACTTGCTACTTTTGCATCTGAATCGTTCGCTTCTAAAGCTTTCATATATACAACATCTTCTGCAGTAAGTAATGGTCCTCTTACTTCTCTTATCTTATCTTTAAATATTACCTTTGCCGCTGTAATGTCTTCAGTGATAGCAGTCTGTGCACTATCGAACATCCACGCATTTCGAAAATGCCTGTCTGGTACTGACGATGGTGTTGCAGCAATTACACCATTTTTGTCTTGAATCATTGTAGTCATTCTTATCTCCTTATGCTACTAGCTCTTGATTTATCTTCCATGAATTGCGCCATGTTCTATGGCCAGGGAGATTTTGTTTTTTACAAATTACTAATCTCTTACGATTAGACTTATCATAATCTTTCCATACGTGTTCTGGTATGTCTTTCATAATTAAATATTCTATTGCTTCTTCTTCAGTCATCTTATCAACCGGTTGCGTATTATGTAGTAGATAACCTCTCGTATGTTTCTTAAAATCAGGTTGTGCTTCATCTTTCTTCAGTTCCCAATAAGATTGAACTGGTGGTAGTATTCCACCTTGCATTGCACATGCCAGCCAGTTAGGATCTGGTATTGTAACCTTTGCAGGTTCATCAGGTTCGTTTGGATCTTCCCAAACAACTCTGTAATCAGATTGTATAGGCTCAAGTTTTTCTTTTGCCCAGTGTAATCGCTCCCATAAATGCGTTCCCTGAAATTCAGGTGTTTCAATTGTCATGCTAAATCTCCTGCCATTTGTGTATGAAACTCGTCTGGATCCATTAAACTATTACTAGAACCTACGACAACTCTCATTCTAAAACTTCCTGTACTAGAAACGTTATTAACATCTCCATAACACAATCCGTCCATTATACTGTAACCACTCATACAACCGTGAGCGTTTGCAAAATCATTTGTTATGTTTATAGTATAATTACCTGTGCCATTGTCCGTAAGAGCATCCATATTAAAACTATCGTTAATTCCTACAGTACCACTTCCATCAAAGTTTCCCCAAGCTTTGATTAAACCTTGTTGTAAGTTTGTGTTATTCGAACCTTCACCACGAACGTTAATAGAACCGGCAGCTGTCTTACCTTGTATAGTATCTATAACTAATGTACTCATGCTAAATCTCCACAAATATGGCCGCTTAACCCACCATCTGTATATGCTTGGCCGTTTACTTGCAACATTCCGAATCTAGTTAAAGTTGTAGTAAGTGTTTCATTCCAATTTGTTACAACATTAATATTTGCATTTGTACTACAACTTCCAGTTGAAGAATACGTTGTATTGCCAAAAGCCGTTGAAAAAGTTACTCCTAGTTGTCCAGCAGAGACATCTGTAACAGATGCAAGATTAAATGAATCTGTGAGAGCCATTGAGCTATTGCTTGTAAACCATGCCTTTGTTAAACCTTGCTGGAGATTCGTTGTGTTAGCTTGTCCTTCACTTTTTACAGAAACCTGACCAGCACTCGATATAATCATAGAGGTCGTATCAGAGTCATACTTGATATTTGTAACTTCAATATTTGTTCCTACTATTGTACTCATGCGAGGTCTCCTTGCCAAGCTGCAGAATTTAAATCAACATCATCTACAGTAGTACCTCCACTACCGGGAAAATAAAAAGTATAAAATTTTGTAGTTGTTGTTGTTGGTGCAATCTGGATGCCTATGCCTCTATTACCACCTCCACCTAATTCTCCTATTCCTGTTAAAATACTAAAATCTGTATTATTAAAAGCATTTGTAAAGGTCTGCGATTGTGTACCAGTACTATGATCAGTAATGCTAGAAACTCCTAAACTATCATTATTTGCAGCGGTGCCAGTCCCGTTCCATCTTACCCAACACTTTGATAGTCCCTGTTGTAAATTTGTTGTAGCAGTACCTTCACCTTGTACTGTTATAGAACCCGCAGTCGTCTGTCCTTTGAAAGTATCAGTCTTGATCTCATACTGACCTGCAACGTTTTTAATCTCATCTACTTTTATTTGACTCGGCATATCTTTATCCTACTAAAAATCCTTGAAAACGATTTTGAGATCGATCATTATAAAGACCAATATTACCATTACTACCAACGGCCATTTTAACAGTATCATTCTCCAACATATTAAACATTATTGACCCATTCCAAGGTAAATATCCACCATAACCATAAGTTCCATTTGCTGCCTCACCATTAGTTCTAGAAAAAAAGTGAAGTTGAGTTTGACCGGCCATACTACCACTTGCAAACTGATATACCATTGATATATGTATTTGATCATCACTATTGTCTACGCTATTAATTAATACACTAAAGCAGAAGAAATAAATGCCAGCTACTGGTGCTGTAAATATTCCAGTACTTGTGTTGTAATGATTACCAGTATTAATGCCAAATGGAGCACTTGTATCTGTGAAAATCATCGTAGTCGGAGAACTGGCACTTCCAGTTATTCCAGTTTGGTCTGATCCATGTCTGGTTGCAATGAAGGCCGGTCGATTTGGCGTTGAAGGCGTATTGCCAAAACCTGCAGGAAAACTTACTTTTCCATCACTAGCAACAGTTGCTACACTAGTACCATTAGTATGTTCTATATTTTCAATGCCTAAAGTACTCATACGACTACTAACCTTCCTCCACTGTTCACTGTCAGTGTTACTCCACTCGTAACTGTAATCGGTCCTGCTATCATCGCGTTCTCTGTAGCCTCGATAGTTGTATTTGCAGTTACAGTCTTCAGTGTAATTTTAAATCCTATACTTTTTCCTATTCTACTTAATGCCATTATTGTGCGATCTCCATTGCAGTTAAAGTTACTGTTGGAACGTTGCTAGAGCCGGCTCCGCCACCACCAATATCAACAGTATACCATTGTGTTGAGGTGTCTTGACCTCTAAAATAAGTTGTATAAGTTGTAGAGCTTGTTGTATTTGGTGAATCTAAAACAGAACCTGCGTGCGGTTGTGCATTATAAGCGTTACAGTAATGCGTCCATAAACCACCAGTACCATGACCTAAATCTGTAGAACCTCTATATATCGTAAAGCATCTAACTTTATTTGAATTATTTCCATTCCAAGCATGACCACCAAAGCAAGTAAGTAGTATTTTACTAGTGGCAAATTTTGGAGTAATAGTTACTGAATGACCAGTAGATGTAAAACTTGCTGTAGCAATAGATGTGGGAGTGTTAAACTGGCTAACAACCGTTTGTATTACCTGACCCGGTGCTATAATAGATCCTGCAGCTCCTGACAAAGTCTTACCTGTAGCTATAGTCATATTGCCTGTACTCGAATTAAATGATAATACGTCACTATCACTATTAGGTATCTGAATCTTATTTACTTTAAGTGTACTTACCACAGTTTACTCCGGTTTTGTTGGCCATGTAATATTACTTAACGCATCATCTGCTGGCGTTGTTTTTGTTATATCTCTAAGTGCCTGTCTGTATGTCTTCCATGCGTCTGTCATAGTAATATCAGAGTTTCCCATCCAATCAGTCTCAGCTAAGAGTCGATTACGTTGTTCTCTTAAATTGACCATTCTTCGTGCAGGTGCAGCATCAGCCCATGTTTTCTCTTCAGCATCTCTCGCTGTTTCTTCTTCTGCCGTAAACTGAATTCTTTCTCCGTTTACCATCTTAAATCTTGGCACTTTTTTCTCCTTTAACTTTCTTTTAATCCGTATAATGTTACAGCACCATCTGCTACATTACCAGCATCAAACCTTAAATAAAAATTGTTAATCATTGCAGTTCTTGTTCCAGGTGCCACGTAACTAGCTCCGTCCCACTTATACCAAGCGCTGTCTTCACGACCAGTTAATCTTGATTGTATAACCATCGTTCTTTGCAGGTTTATTGAATTATTTCCAGTATTATATATGTCAACGTATCCAGTAATTCCATCATATTGATCGTTACCTACATTGGTAGCAAGCTCGTGTGTGTTTGCACCGTTATCACTTTCACTACCAGTTGCGCCATCAGAAATTCTAAAATAAGTTTTTTGTCCTTGGTTGTTGGCCATAGTACTACTTCCATTATTTAAACTACAACTTAAAATAGCTTGTACTCCGTTATTTGATGGCCTCATCGTATTGATAACTATTCTGTAATTATTAAAAGCAGACGTTACCACACTATCATCAAATCCTATGCTAGCCGCGGCAGAACCTCCAATATCAATTTTAGTGTGTGCTAAAAACTTATAACCTTGATTTAGACCGTGTGAACCCGCGGATATGTTTCCTCCAGATCCTATAGTAAAAGCCGTGGTGTCAGAATCAAACTTAATGTTCTGAGTTTCGATATTTGATACTATTAATCTACTCATTACTTATATCCAAATAATTTAACTGTTCCGCTGGCTATATTGCCGCTGTTAAATGACACTCTAACTCCGTTGACGGCATTACTGTTTTTTAAACTACCAACGCATTCTGAAAAAATATTATAGCTGTTATGTCCATACGTATAAAAATCTGATTTAAAAACTTGTCTATGTGCAGTTCCTGCTCCGGAAAACACGACCTTTCCACTGACTCCACCGTTACTAGCAGTAGAACTTACCTGTGCGTCATGAAAACCACAAAAATTTGGATTATGTTGAACCTGCGTACCTGTTGTACTACTATTAGTATAATACCTCCAGTTTACACACATGTACGCATCGTTTCCTCCATATGAGGTTCCGCTATTTTGACTTAAGAAAATACCAAAGTATGGCCCCGCTGAAGCAGGAACTAAAGTATCTATCTGTATTTCATATCTTTTATAAGTACTGTCTAATACAACTCCACCGCTGCCATGAACAAAGTCTACACTTGAAACGGTTGACGGGGTAACTGTCTTTAATAAGGTTACTGAACCAGCACCTGTAGTTGTGCCACTGAAAGTAACGTTCTTTGGAATCGTAATGTTACCACTACCGTCAAGTGTTATAGTATCACTGTCGAGTCCGGTTCCTCTTATCTTATCTACTTTTAAAATACTTGCCATTATACTATACTTAAGTTACCTTGTAATGTTAACGTCTGACCACTGTCAATTGAAAGAGGACCAGCAACCATAGCATTCTTATCGGAATCTATCGTGACACTCGTTGACAGGTTATTATCATTCAAGCGAAAGACAATATTCGATCCTGTCGGAAATGTCTTTTCCGTAAGAAATCCAGATTTAGCAGTCTCTCTTGCCCTCGTCATTAACTAGCTCTTGTTGGCCAAGTTACAGATGAAGTTACTAACTCACCAGCTGCGTCTGTTGTAGGACTTGCACTAGCGGGTAAGTCTCTTAATGCTTGCATATAAGTCTTAAGTTTAGTATCTACTGCCACACCATTTGAGTAAGCTTTTACGACTTCCCAGTCAAGTGCTGCGAGCTTAGCGTCTCTCTCAACTCTTAAGAGTCTTGCCGCTTCGGCATCATCCATAGTTTTAATTTGTGCAGTAACTTCAGCCTCAGATGGAGCAGTTTGACTCTTGTCTAACCATTCTAATCCAGACCATTCGCTACCTCTAAGTACCCACTCTGCACCCGGTTTAAGTGCTTGGAGCGCGGCTGCGATATCATATTTCATTTAAGTTCTCCTTTTAATATGACTATTTATACTATTTATTATCCTTTAATCTCCATTGCTGAAAACGAACTTCTTACTCGTGCAGAATAGTTTTGATCAGCATCACCTGCCTGACGATTGATAACAAAACTATAAGCTGAATTGTGAGGATTTGCTCCCTGAAGTTGGTATATAACAGCTTCAGTTGTATTTGGCGTATCTAAAATATTAATACTGTCATGCCTTTGATCATAATGTAAATTATTTGTAGTATAGCGATAACCATGTAAGGTAGCAGCGGTTCTATTACTACCTAGCTCTTGATCTCCAACACTATTAGCAAGGACAGCGGCAGATGCACTTCCAATTTTACGAGTTATTCTAAGACTGCAGTGGCCATTGTTACTCCAACTTACGGCTAACATTAAAAAAACTTTATTCGATGCAGAAGTAGGAGTTATCGTAACATTAAAATTTGTAATATCAGTAAAAGTTTGTGTCGTCGATGATATTAAAGGATTATAGTTTCGGTGAACTACTTGTAAACAACTCCCAGCCGGTAAGTTTGATGACGTTACCGAGGTTAACGGTGTTTGATCTAAGTCAACTAATCTTGGTTTTGCTCTTTGTATCGGCATTATGCGAGGTCTCCATGAATTGTTACAGCAACATGATGGTCACTAAGAGAATGACTGCTTGTTCCACTAAGTAATAAGGTTATAACCTCTATTTGAGAAGCACTTTCATTACTTGTTATTTCACAAATAATAGTATTTGTGTTTACAGCACCATCGCAACCTGTAGCTACGGAAATATTTTCTGCTCCTGACATATTGTTTGTGTAGATACTCTTATGTCGTCCTGACCCTACGTCTGAATTTGAAGATACATTAAAACTGTCTGTTACAGTTCCCGGAGTGCTTGTTCTTACAAATGATTTTACTAATCCTTGTTGCAGATTAGTTGTTGTACTATTGCCTTCACCTGTAACAAGTATAGAACCTGCAGTATCAATTCCACTTAACTGATTAACCTTAACGTTATTACCGCCGGATGTATTCTTAAACTTGTCAGCAAATATCGTACTCATCCTGCAATCTCCATTGCAACTAAAACTGCATCACCACCTATATTATAATATCCTGTTCCTCCGCTTACTCTCATTTTTACTGTATAAGTTACTTCATTAGTAGTTGATGGACTATCAAGAAATACTATAGCTCCACCACTACCTATTGCTGAAGATGGTGTGTGTAATTGAGTAAAACCCTGATCAGTTCCAGTACCTAAGTCTGTTTCACTGATTCCAGAATGATTTCTAGTTATTGTTATTTTAATGTTATGTCCACTTCCATTATACAAATTACAAGTTGCATTAAGCAATACTTTACTAGTAGCACTTGTTGGAGTGATTGTCACCGAATGTCCGGTAGTGATCATACTTGTAGTAGTCGAAGAAAATTGACTAGCATGAGGTAGTACTGTCTGTTTAACTTGTAATAAATTTCCCGGTGCAACTATAGATCCTGCAGCTCCACTTATCTTATCACCACTGTTAATCGTAATAGTGTTTCCAGTTCTTGCCGCAATCTTATTTACATTTATTTGACCGGTCATGCGAGGTCTCCGTGTGTAACGCCCAAAACGTACTTTGCATCAGTCCAAGCTGTTCCCGGTTCTAACATACCTATACGATACGAACTAGTCGTTGGTGCGTATTCTGTGTCACTCACAACAAAAGGTACAGCAACATGAGCTTTATTTGCTCCCGGTTCAGAACCAGAACAAGTCAAAGTATAGTTAATATTACTATGTGCGTTAGTTAAATTGAATGTGTAATTGGCAGTACCATTATCTACTGCACTACTTAAATTGAAACTATCTCTAGTAGCAATCGTGCCTGTGCCATTAATATTAACCCAATGTTTAGCCAACCCTTGTCGTAAACTTGTTGTTGCTGCTCCACCTTCGCTCTTAACATTACCGTCACCTGTTGTAGCAACAGTTAACATACTATTTCCGTTAGTGTGTTGTAATTCTGTAAGTCCTACTATTCCTGCCATTATATCACCGTAAAGTTTCCGTTAACCGTTATGTTAACTCCTGAGTCTATTGTTATTGGTCCTATCACTGATGCGTTCTTTCCTGAATCCACTGTAATACTACTTATAATGTTTTGTGTATTAACTCGTATCGGTACATTATTTATTACTATCGATGAATCAAGATTTGAAACTTTTACAGATTGATCTGCAAGTTTACCTGAAGTTACTGATCCATCAACTGGTACAAATACCGCACTCTTGATTCCAAGATCTACAACTCTTAATATTGAGTTTGAGTCAAGTGCTGAGTCAAATGATATTGTATTACTCACAAGTGTAAAGTTATTCTGTGCTTGTATCACACCATCGATTGAAACGAGTAGTGCACCTTTTGCTGATGGTGTAAATGATAATGTACAACTGTCAGATTCACCTTGAAATATTCTCGTAAATTCATCAAATGTCTTTAAGTTTGCTGCAAGTTTATCTTCCGTAATACTTCCTGTTGTAATTGAAGCTCCAGAGTTTCCCATCACTAATGCAAAACATGAATCTCCAGAATCCGGTGCAGTTGTAAACACAAGATTATTACCACCAGCTTGGAGTAAAAAGTCTGTTGTTGGCTGTTGTATAACACCGTTAAGAGAAACTATTAATTGATTTGCATCACCGACTTGTTTACCTAAAGGAAACGAAATATTTGAAGCGTTGAATGTCCAAGATGAAACATCAACTTTTCTAAATTCTCCAAATTGTGGTGCTCTACCTAAATACGCCATTAATCATCCCCGTCAGAAGGCGGATTACTTAAGTCCGCTTCTTGTGTAACTTCTTGCCACTTCTTATTATCTTCATCCCACCAACACGGTCCTTCTGGCATTGTACTTGGTGCTCTCCATTGCCATTTTCCTTTATCTAATATCCAGCTGTCAAAAGGCTTTGGCGCATAAAAAGCATCAGCATCTTTATCATAATTATAACCAATACCTGCAAAATTCCACCTCAATGCTTTTGTTTGATTATCAGAAAGTGTATCACCAACATTTGATTCATAATGCCTACCACCTCTTGTATTGTATGAAGTTTTTATCCAATCATTTTTGTCTTCTCTTGTTTGTATATAATCATATGTAGCAACTATTACTTCCGTAACTTTACCATCTTTAACTTTTGCATAATGACCCATGTTAAAACTCCTACACTGTATATCTTATTATTACTATACCACTACCGCCTGCATATCCTGCAATACTTGCCTTAGGTCCTAAACCACCTTCTCCAGTATTAGCAACTCCAACCCTGCCAGTATTTCCATGATATGTACCATTACCACCGCGACCACCAGCCGAATAAGTAACACTAGTTGAACCATCCACTATTGTAAGGGCAACTCCAGCACCTCCACCAGAACCAGAGTTTGTCCAAGAAGCATTACTTCCTGCTGAACCAGCACCTCCACCTCCTGCGGCACCGTTGTCACCTTGACTTAATGAACCTACAGAGCCACCTATATTTCCTTGTGTTCCACTAAAATATGTACTTCCTGCACCACCACTAACTGGATTACCACCACCGCCAGATGCGCCAATATTTCCTGCTGCGTTTGAGCCATAAGCTCCTGCTCCTCCGCCTCCAAAGGTTCCACTATTGAAATGTGTACTACTCAAATTCCCTTGAAATGCGCTTGGCACAGACGTATTTGAACCTGTTGCGTGTTGTGCACCACCAGCACCTATTGTAATTGAGTATGTACCTGCAGTTAAAGATGACACGGTAGCATTTCCATAACCACCGCCGCCGCCTCCGCCGCCGCCTCCGCCGTTACCATAGGCGCCGGAACCACCGCCACCGCCAACGATAACAATATTACAATTTGACAAAGTAAGTCCCGTAGGAACTACCAAATTTCCGGAAGAAGTAAATTTATGTACTTTATAGTTTGTACCACCGCTTGAATATGTTGATACTGTACCACCAGTTGCAACACCTTGAACAACTTTACTCTGACTTGTAGTTGATTCAACGTTCCCCTTTGCGGTATTTTCAACAGTGACAACAACTGTGGCTCCAATAGATTGGCCATGAACACCCGATGGAACAGTACATGAAGCAGAGCCACTTGACACAGAGATTCCTGTATTTCGTCCTACCTCTGAACCACCTACTTTATAGATAACATTAATTGTGCTCGTAGTATCTGAAACCGTGAGCGTTAGTGTTGTTCCTGTTCCGTTTGTAATATTTCCACTTAATGCACTAATTACTGGAATTAAATGCGTACTTAACCATGAACTACCATTCCAAAATTCAATTGAATTGAATGTGGTATTAAATCTAAAGTTACCAGTATCAGGACTACCCGGCCTTTGAGCGGTAGTACCAACCGGTATATCTAAGCCACCTGTGCTTGTAAGATTTAGTTTAGAATCTGTTACAGCATTGTCTGCAATTTTACTTGAATGTATTGAACTATCAGCTATACTTGCGGTTTTTATTCTAGTCGTCATTGTGCGATCTCCATCGCTGTAATAGTACTTGTAGTTTTAAAAGCAGAATCAGACTGTCTACCATTAACTTTTAAGTTGCCACTTCCAGACTGTTGAACTTGTACTTTATAATTTACTTGACTTGTAGTATTAGGAGTATCTTTAAATGTATAACTCATTCCTCCACTTATTTCAGAGGATGCTCTTATTACAAAATTAGAATTATATGTTCCTCCAGTTCCGACATTTATAGCAGTTCCATCTCTTGCTATATAAAATATTAGATCTCCATTGCCATCTCTACCACACGAACCAATGCTTACAGTTATTAATATTTCTGAAGATGTTGATCTAGGCGTTATATTTAAAGTTAATCCAGTGATATCTTTTATAGAAGTTTGATCGTGCGTAGTTTGATCTGAAGTTGATGCACTTACAACTTGTATCACATGCCCAGGCGCAGTAAAAACCTGTCCACTCGCAACATTTACTGTACTTCCAGTTGCCGCTTGTATTGTATTTGTCTTTAACGTACTCATACTATACTCCATTCACCATTGACTGTCACAGTAAATCCTGAGTCAATCTGTATCGGTCCTGCACTCATACCGTTAGTTGCAGAGTCAACCGTAATATTTTCTGCAATATTATTTGCATTTGTTCTTATTATTGAATTCGTTCCTAACCAAGGTGCATTGCTATATTTCACTGCCTGACTTCCTGTAGGTTGTGATGCATCATTTAATGTTATTGTCGGAGCAGTAACTCCTCCTGTAAAGATATCACCAGATCTCTTAGCCGCACCACCTACGTCAGTCACTGTAACTTGTGATACTTCAACAACTTCTAATATATCATTTAAGAATGCTGCAGTTGATAATACTACATTTGATCCTGTTGTCGTAAAGTCGCCATCCGGAGAAAGTTTAGCACCGTTTAAGAACACGTGACTTGAACTATCAACACCAGTTAGTGATACACCATTTGCGTCATTACCAGTAAAAGTAGTTTGACCTTCGGTTGCAGTAAATCGAAAACGAGTTGTTCTTAACTCTATTTGATTATTAGCATTTGCACCTATGTACGCCATTATGCGAGGTCTCCGTGAATAGATGTGTAATTATATTTTAAATCACCACTAGATGTTCCTGATTTATCTGTTCTAACTTGATACGTAGTAGTTGTAGGTGGCACTTCATTTCCTGTAGAGTTATGAGAATGTAATTGACCACCAGCAGCATCAGCTTCTCCATTAGTATCAAAATTATTTGAATTAGTAAATATAGAATTTATATCAGCATAAGCCGATGTTATAGTTACTACATATCTTCCTAAACCTTGGTCTTCCACGCTGCTAGTATTCCATGATTTTATTATTGCTGGTGTTTGATGATTGTAGTGTAAAGCGTGTGATGCAATTCCTAATTGCAAAACTGTGGTTACACTTCCAGTTGTAACATTAATGACATCTGCAGTCGTCTTACCTCTTACAGTATCAATTTGAGCAGTACTTATCTTAACAGTGTCGTTAAATGTAATATCATTACCGACTTTTGCCTCGATCTCATTTACAACTACACGGCTCATTGTGCGATCTCCTGAATAGTCATTCTAGTTGTAGTATGAAAATTAGCAGAGCTATAGTTATAGTTACCACCTATTCTTAATCCAACACTACTGTGAGTTCTATATGCAAGCTTTATAGTTGGATTATTTGAAGACGGCGTAAATTGTACGGTACCGGTAATTTGTGTAGTATCGTATTGAATATATCCCGTTCCTGCCCATGATCCTCCTAATGGAGCTCCGCCTCCAATACCAAGATCATTAGAAGCTCCTTTATCTGTGCTACCATCGAAAATAGTAATATAATTTAATGCCGCCCATGAACCGTCATATGGCTGACCTATGTTAGCATGCACTATTACAAAAACTTGGCTATTAGCCTGCAATGTATTATCAAACTGAGCAGCAAAAAAGCCACTGTCAACAAACGAGTTACTAGTAGTTGTAGCACTACCGCTAGTAGTAAAGCTTTTTGTCTGTAATGTCATACCGGGCTGTATTATAGATCCTGCAGCTCCAGTTATCTTATGTCCACTCGCAATCTCCACAGTTGTAGGTGTAGCAGAACTCGCTAATCCTTGAATTTTTTGTACACTTAATGTACCTGCCATTATGTAATCTCCAAAATACTCAGCGCTACGTCAATAGAAGTAGCTGTATCTGATTTAACTTTAATGATGTCACTCGCTTCCATAACTAATTTTTGTTCTCCACCGATTGCGACTAACGAACCGCCTGCTGGTATTGGTGCACCTTTCACTATACTTACATTTGCTCCATCATTATTAACGAGTGTAATATCTGCAGCAACTGCGCTTGTTGTGATATTAGCTAAATTCATTCCGATGATAGTTGTTGCCGTGGCTGATGGACAAGTATATACATCAGAGTCTGTTGTTCCGACATTATTAATTGTTTTAACTTTAAATGTATTTGCCATGTCTTATCCTAACGCTATTGCCAATGCTACAGCCGTGCCTGCAGGATCAGCTAATCCTGTTAAATCGCCGGCAGAGTCAACTGCCACAGAACGTGCTATTAATGCTATCTCGGCTGAATCTATAAAATTTGTGATTGTTTTGCTACCAAGCTTGATAGAATCTTTTACTTCTAGTCCGTTCTTGACAACAAAGTTATGGTGTTGTGCTGTTGGCATCGGTTCACTCTCCCCAATGTGTTATAATTCTATTTATACGTTTTAACCTTTCGGATTATCATCTTTAATCTTTTTAATACGGTTTTTCCAAGCATCTATATCTTTGTATATCTCATCTAGTTGCTCACCTATATCTCCATAAGCTAACTTGCGATTCATACGAATAGTGTCGTTTGACTCTTCTGTATTACCTGCTGTTTCATAAGAAGTTAATTGTTCATCAGTTGGTTTATCAAGACCACTAACCGACCAAGATTTTATATAATCGCCAGAACCATCATTCTGCAACATCATGTTATCTTTTTCTAAATCCAAAGTTTTTGAATTTGCTTCAAGATATAATTTTATTTTAGCTGTTAATCCTGCCATTATGTTCTCCTATAATACTCTGTAGCCAAGCATATATGTAACCATTAAGGTTGCATGACCCATCAGGTCATTGTTTCCTGAACTGGTATAATTGTATATGTAACCTCGTAAATCAACGTAATCACTAGAACCATTAAAATGAACCAATGAATGTATTTCAGTTTCAACTTCTTTCCCTGCACCTACTTTCATAGCCATTGAACCAATAGGTCGTGCAGTTGTGTTTCCTGACAAATATGGAGATGCACCAGTAGAATGATAATTGTTACCATTTTTAAATATATAACTAGCAAGATTAACATTGTCATCGCCATTGTCAGGTCGCCAGTGAACTTTACATTCAATATAATAATAACCAGCTACTTGTGGTGTGTAACGATAAGTTGATGTGTTAAAATAATTATCTAAATCAAAAACTTTTGTATTAAGATTGACTAAAGTAGTAGTATTATTAGCAACAGCTTGATCTGCACCAGAATATACTTGAAATAAACCTTTGTTGTCTGATGATCTTCCAGTACCACCATTAGCTACAGCAGTTATTCCAGTGACGTCATTTGCGAGATCTAACTGGCCTTTTACTCCATTTGCAAGGTCTAATTTAGTTAATGTCATGTCTTCTCCTACACTATCGACATTGATCCGTTAATGACTACCGAAACTCCTGAGTCAATCGTTATTGGTCCTGCAACCATTGCATTATCATTTGAGTCTAAAGTAAATCCTGTTGATATACTATTTCGATTCTTTCTTACTGGCGTACTCGTAATTCCTATCGCATCATTCAACTTAGATGCAGTTATCACATTATCTGAAACTGTGCTTGTACTATGTGCATGTCCCATCGCAGTTATAAAATCAATTGCATCAGTAGAATCAATTGCTTCTGAAAATGTTATCGTAGTTCCATTTACTGTATATGCAGAGTTTGGTGATTGTATTACACCATTAACTGAAACTATTAACTGTTCCGCAATAAAGTTTGGTTGTGGTATCGTATTGATCTTCAGTGTATATGATGAATCACTTGTGCCAGTGATCGCATCCATTCTTTGATATATTCCAAACTGTGGAGACTTGCCGAGAGTACTCATCCTGCGATCTCCATTAATGTAATTGTGCCTAGAGAACTGTTTTCTTGAGCAGACACATTAGCAGAAGTACCTGCTCTTTTGATGCCTACTGTATATGTAGTCGCACTTGTCGTATTAGGAGAATCTAAAACCATACCACTTACAGTTACTAGTTGACCGCCACTAGCAGAATAATTTTGTGCTATCCCATATGATGCCCCACCACTTAAAGCAGTTCCACTTACTGTTCCTCTAAATATATCAAAAACACTCCATGTGCCTGTACCAGTTTGGTAAGTAGCAGTGTTAAAGTTAATCAATACTTTAGATGAACTTGAACTTGGTGTTATAGCAAGCACTAAACCTGTTGAGGCATAGCTAGTAGAATTCATAGTTACTTGTGTCAGTGTGTTATGTTGTAATACCTGTATTACCTGCCCCGGTGCAACTATAGATCCAGCAGCTCCACTTATCTTATGTCCACTCGCAACGTTTATAGTATTACTACTACTCGCCGAACCTTGTATATTTTGAACTGTTAAACTACTCATTATTATAACTCCGATGCAAATGCTAATCTTGAATCAGCTGATTTTGACCTTATGATACCACTATAAGAGGTTGTTCCACTTACATTACCAGTAGCATAAAGAGTTGCACTATTTTTATTAACTTGCAAAAGAACCCAACCACCATCAAAATCATCACTTGGGTTTTCCATATTAAAATGAGCAGTGCCACTCGATGTAACTACTGTTGGGTTTGCTCTCATTTCTACTGGAAAATCAATGTATGTTCTTATTTGACCAGATGATATATATGTTCCTATTCCTACTGGTTGGCTATTGCCATTTATTTTTTGAAAATAATATCTTCTACACAAAGCTAATTCTTCTCCAAATGACCTATGCTCAAATGGTGTGGCTTGTGAGCCTACTTCTAGTTGTAAGCCAGTTAGATACCATTCATTAGCTGTGTTATCTGCTATGTTAATATTTGAACCTGCATTTCTATCTGCGTCTGAAGATGCTTCCCAAGCAGTTGGAACTGCACCACTTGTATAGTTAGAGCCTGACCCTACTGGAAATTCTATGGTTAATTCTGATGTGTTGTCATTTGCAATAGAGCCTGACGTATCACCATCAAAAGTTATAGTTTTGCGTTCCCAAGTATTTGCACTGCTAATTGCATAAGTAGCACCTATAATTCTACTATTAGCATCTCTTAAATTAACTTGCATATTTCCAGTTTTATTAGATTTTACAAAAAAACTTAATGTTACTTTTTCAGCACTAGATGTACCCTTTTTTAATTGTTGTAAATTCTGACCCTCAATTCTATAAAACAACTGAAATACATCCCCTGATGCAGGAGAAGCATCTGCTGTAGTACAATCTAATTTTAAAGAATTGCCAAAGCCATCAGGTGCATCTGTGCTTTGGGTTAAAGTAAATGCACCGAGTCCACTAAATTCTGTAAGAAATCTATCTAAAGTGTAAATGTTATCTGATACCGAGAATGAAGTTCCTCTCTGCGATATTTGCATACCCCCATTAATAACAATATTCCTTCGCCCACCGATCTGTCCACCATTTATTGACGGCGTATTTACAGTACCACTTGTAGTAATATTTCCTGTTGATGTGATTGTCTGTGACGTAGTTATAGTTGATGCAGTTATCGCGGCATCAACCGGTAATCCTGCAGTTTGAATTGCTTTACCTTGAAATATTACATAGAAACTATCTGATGCATTTACCGCACCAGTCATTGTTAATGTTGTATTATTTGCTGTATATGCTACTGTAGGTTCTTGTCTCGTATTATTTACAAAGACTTCAATATCAGAAGCTTGTGATACACTTTGTTGTAGTGTATATGATGTACCACCGTTTCCAGTAATTGTTTGCTTCTGGAAACTTACATGCTGAGTTGCTGGTTTTTGACCTAGTGTTGACAATTTATGTTTGCTCCACGAACGATACTATAATATCTAATGAATCTGAATCTGATGAAACTGCTTTTAATATATTACCTGTTTGCATTATAATTTTATGATCACCACCTACAATGACTTCAGTACCTCCTGGAGATATTGTTGCATTCTTAACGATGTGTGTAACTTGTCCTGCTGCACCGCTTGAGTCTTGAATACCTGCACTAAAGTTTACATTATTGTTCGATAAAACGTTTGCGGCTGACATACCTATAACTATTGTTTTAGTAGCACTCGGACAAGTATATAATGTAGCAGAATCTGTACTTAATTGTGTATGCAATAAATTTTTTAAAGTATTTGCCATTTGTTATCCTCCGAAAATCAATGAATTAAGCAAAGCCTGATTATCGGCAATTGTTGTTACTTCTGAAGAATCAGTAGAAATTACTAAAACCTGTGCTGAATCGAGTAATCCCGGAACTTCGATAGTTCTATCTATGTTGATTTTATTATCAACTACCGTGATTGCTTGTCCGAAATCTGCTAATTCTCTTGCTTTTGTCATGTTACTATTTATACCTTTTAATCAGCTTCTTCTATTGTATTTCCTTCAGCTACCCATTCTTGGATTGCTTGGTAGTCTGTATTTTCTAAATTTATTGGCACACAAAGTACAATATTGCTATCATTTAATTCTACTCTAATACCTGTTGGCTCTGTTTCAGAACCATAATGATAATATTTTGCTTTTTTAATGTTCATCTTTATCCCCTATAGTTTTGCATTGATAGATATTCTGCCATTGCTTTGACAATGAAAACGACCATAGCTACCTTGTGTTCCAGATACACTTTGGTTTGGATATAAAAGTTGATTTATATTTGAAGTAGTATAGGCAACTGTAAAGTCATTAAAAGTTACAGGCAAGTTATTATGTGTTGTAACACCATAATAACCACTACCAGACGTTTGTACTAATGTTGGTCCAGTTCTCATTGGTACTGGAAACTGAACAACAACGTCTGGAAAGGTACTACTCTGATAGCCACCACCTCCAATTAATTCATTCCCACTTGCAAATTCACAAAAGTATCTCTGACACAAAGCTAGTTCTTCCCCAAATGACCTATGCTCAAATGCTGTGGCTTGAGATCCAACTTCAAGCTGAACTCCAGCAACACCCATAGTGAACGTACTTGACCCCGCACATAAAATATTTAATCCAAGACCATTCAATCCTCCAGCTGGCACAGTCCATGATGCCGTATATTTAACCCAATTACCTGTAAGAGTGCCTAAATTTTGTTCTGATATTGTTGTGCTTGAACCCCAACTATCTGCACTTCCAGCATATGCTAAACTCACATATAATGTCGTAGCATTAGATACATTTTTAGCTAAAAAACTCGCTGTAACAGTTTTACCTGACATATGTTGCACGTTTTTGCTTTCAACTCTTTGACTAACTATCGGATTACCTGATGTAGCACTAACAGTTATAGCAGTTGGAAACTCGGTTGGTGTGTTACTTGTTATCACGGCAGAAGCGCTACAACCTGATAATCTAAATCTATCAACGAAATATCCTGATGTAATTCCTGATGTGGCTCCTCTTTGATTTACAGCCATAGCGCCATTAATAATAAGATTTCTTCTCCCACCTATTTGTCCACCGTTTATCGATGGTAAAGTAATATCACCACTAAATGTTGGAGTACCACTCATTGTAGTTGCGTTAAGTGTTCCTACAGTTGCGCTATCCGCAATACTGATTTTATTTCCAGTAGGTATCGTTATCGTTGAAGACTGCGCACCTTGTAACTGATCTGTTTTAACTATACCTGTCATGCTAAGTCTCCAAATCCTACTATCATTGCATTTATATCATAATTTCCTGAGTTAGATTCGTTGTCTCTACCATAACTTGGAAAACTGGTAGTGTTTCTACCTGCGAAACAGCAATGTTCGTGATAACCTCCACATCCTGAAACAAGAGTATAAACACTATTACCCATATTAGATGTAATGTTACATGTATGTACACCCGTACCACCATCAGTTATACTTGAAATATTTATTTGATCATTAATTGAAGCATTTTCTGCATAGTTTACAAAAAGTTTTGCAACACTTCTTCTAAGAAGTAATGAAGTTCCACCACCATCTGACGTAAAGACCGCGTTAGTTCCTATAGTATGAACACCTGTAACCGCAAGTGTACCGCCTACAGTTGCGTTACTAGTTATACCAAGAGTACCGCCTACAGTTGCGTTACTAGTTACAGCAAGAGTATCACCCGTAGGTACAGTTATAGTTGTTCCAGACCTTGCCGTTATTTCATTTACTTCAATCTTACTCATTGTGCGATCTCCATTAGAACTATTCGAGTAGGAACTCCTATATCGTTGTTATCAGCTCTTCCACCTAAAGCTGCAGTAGCATTCGCGGCTTTCATAAATATTTTATAAGTAGTAGCCGATGTCGTAGATGGAGAATCTAAAAACGTTTGGCCAAATCCTGAATAATGATAACCTGAATTTGCTTCTTGTAGCATTGAACTAAATTCATTATTAGAACTTCCAGTACCACTACCTATTTCAGTGTCTTCTCTTTTAAGAATTATTGTAGTTCTATTGCCAGCGGCACTATTACCCATTACTCCCGTAACGATTATTAAAACTTTTGAAGAAGTACTACTAGGAGTTATACTAGCTGATACACCTATGTCAGCATAACTTGTAGATGTAGTAGTTATCCTAGAAGTCGTGCCTCCCGCAGTAACTTGCAAGACATGACCTGGTGCTTGTAATACATTTCCATTCGGTATCTCAATAGTGCTACCGTGGCTTGCCTGAATTTTATCTGTTTTTAATATGCTTACCATTTTTTATCCTACTAAAAATCCACTAAAATAACTTCTTATTGGAACATACTCAGATGTTGTACCACTCGCTCGAATTTCTATATAAGTTCCTTGTGAGTACTGATATGTCCAAGTAGTACCTATTGTTTCATCATTTGCATCGCCATCATTTCTAAATACTCTAATTAGTGGAAATCCACTTTCTCTAAATTCACTTCCACTATGATAAATTGACCATGATGCTGAATTTGAAGTTTGTTTAATATATAAGTTAAACTGAAAACAATATACACCTGTAATCGGCACTGTAAATCTTCCGTTTGAAGTATCGTAATGACCACCTATATTATGATCTGTTGCATCTAGCTCAGTAACAATACCGCCACTACTAACTGATTGCCACGTTCCAGTAGTTCCATGTGCAAAGAATGATGGTTTAGCTGGCTGTAAAATTCTGCCTGTAGCATCAATAGTTGCTGCAGCTGTTCCATTCGGATGTTGTATACTCTGTGTTCCTAAAATACTGGTCATACTATCGTTAACACTCCGTTAATTTTTAAGTTTACATCTGAATCAATACTATATGGACCTACCACCATCGCACGTTCTGCAGAATCAATAGTGACGTTTACTCCTAAGTTTGCATAATTTATTGCAAAACTCTGTTTGATACCCTTACCACCTGTAACTAAAACTGCAGGTGAAGCAGAATCGCCATCAGGATATTGTATTGCTTTTACACCTATTGTACTCATTAATCGGCTTCCTCTATTGTATTACCTTTAGATACCCATTTTAAGTACTCTTGATAATCTCTGTTATCTTCACTAATTGGAATAAAAGCTCCATCTTCTTTTCTTAAAATATATTCTACAGGCTTGCCACCTAATTCTACGGGATCGTTCCCAAGTGATTTATAAGTATATGACATCGTTAAAGCTCCGCATCGTATTGTCCCGATTCCATAAAATAATTATGAGCAGCATCATAAGATGAAAGTACATAAAACTTACCAACATTTGTACTCAGACTATTAGAGGAAAAACTTGCATTAAATGTTGCTGTAGCTGTTGGAAAAGCTCTCATAGTAACTGGAAAAAAATCGTGTATCATTTTGTAACTATTATGATATTGACAGCCTCTTGGACCAGAACTACTATTTATATTATGTTTATAAAAATACCTCTGACACAAAGCTAGTTCTTCCCCAAATCCTCTATGCTCAAATTCTGTTGCTTGAGAGCCTACTTCCATTTGAACTCCAGTAAGAAAGAACGTAGCAGAAGTACTCTCAAATATTGAATTACCACTACTACTAATTTGTGTACTGTTTCCATCAGCATTCCATGATGTTCCTAATGTACCGCTTGTATAATTAGAACCCCCATGTAAATAAAATCTTAACATTAATTGTGCAGTATTATTATTTGGAATAACTCCAGTAGTATCGCCTGGAAATGTTACAGTCTGTCTTACCCAAGAAGTTGTGACTGGAAAAGTTGCTCCAATTTTTCTACCAGTAGTTCCCTCATATAAACCAACTGTATATGTTGCAGAGTCATGTCCTTTTACATAAAAAGAAACGGTAACTGGTTTTGCACTTGAAGTTCCTTTTGCTAAACCTTGTGCATCTTGACCTTCCATTTTATATTCTAACCTAAATCTTTCTGCAGCTGCTATTGAAGTGTCCGCTGTAGTACAAGCAAATTTTAAACAATTTTGAAATCCGGGTAAGTCTGAGATTGCAGTTTGTGTCATTGTTAAACGACCAGCTGAATTTAAATTTGTATCACAGTACCATCTATCTAGAGTAAAATAATTATCTGCAGCACCTACACCAGTTGAACTCGTACCTCTCTGTGCCACTTGCATTGCGCCATTGATAATCATATTCCTTCGTCCACCGACCTGACCGCCGTTTATCGACGGAGTTGTTATCGTACCGGTCGCGGTTGCGTTCGTGACATTAGCCGTAGTAATTGCAGCCGTAGTAATATTAGCCGTAGTAATAGCTGCACTTCCACTACTATCAATCGTAATAGAATTAGTTCCGTTTGGATACTGTATCTTTTTTATTCCAAGTGTACTCGTCATATTGTTATCCTAAATTATGCTCTTATGCGTGTGTGCTATGTTTTGCACACTTAGTTTACAATTCATTCTAAACTCCTATCAACTTATATGCACCAAATGATATTGTGTCTGCTTCAAATCTAGCATCACCATTAGTTACAGTATTAAGATAAACATACATTTCTAAATAGTCAGAACTACCATTCATGTCTACTACTAGGGAAAGACTAAGACCATATCTATGAGACTTAGAACTAGAATGTCCTTGTGAACTTGTTTTTAATAGCCTTGAGCCATTTTTATAAATACTGATATTACCATTATACATATCGTAATTAGTAGTGCTTTGTATGCTTCCTGTAATATTCACAAAATATTTACCTGCCGTGGTAGGAGTAAACCTATCTGATGCAAAGTTATTATCTGTGTCGAAGTCTTCAGTAAATCCAGTTACTTTAGTATCTGTATTATCAGAAAATTGAAAAGCATTTAGATTCCTTGCTTGAAATGCAGGTGTATTAGTCATTGCAATTGTTGCAATGCTAAACGAACCTGCTTGATTTGTAATAGCGTCAGTCTTTACTGTATTTACTTTTAAATCACTCATACTACCATCAATGTCCCGTTAACTGTTATTGTCACACCTGAGTCTACATTAAATGGACCTACTAATAATCCATTACTATTTGAATCGATAATGTGGCTTCTCGATAAATTTTTTGGATTTGTTCTCAAATCTGCTGCAATCTTTCCTGTAATTGTAGTTGTTGTTATAATTGTATTTATACTGGCTGAGTCTGCAGCATCTTGTCGTAGAGCTATGTATGCAGAGTCAACTTGAAATCCAATAGCTGAATCAATCATAGACTGAGTTGCGGCAGAATCTGTACCCGCAGTTTGTCTAAATTGAATATAATCAGAATCTATCAAACCTTTTACATGTGTATCAACATTTGTATGTAAGTTGAATGCTTGAATTTTCGTTGCCATTATGCAGGTGTCCTTATTTCTCTAAGTTTAAAACTTACATTTGTTTTTGTTGGTTTAAGTTTTAACCTTACATTACCACTATTTATATCCGCATCAAAAGTACCAAGTGTTGAATCGAGTAATACTTGTCCGTATGTCGTCATGGCTACAGTTGATCCATTATGTGTTAATAATATTTCTTCTGCGTGATAACTACTACTTGCATCATGTTCGAGTTGTGCAATATATTTCATTGTTCTAAAACTTGCGGCTGCAAATGTATGAATAACTTGACCTGAATCTGTTGAAGTTAAATCAGAATCAATTGCTCTTATTCCATTTATTTCTACAGTTGTTGCTTTAGCGAGTGATACAACTTCTACAATACTTCCTGTACTTACAGCTGAATCAAATACAATCGATGTTCCATCAGTTGCAGTAAAATCTTTTCCAGTTGCAAGTCTTGCGCCGTTTAAGTATACTTCTACTTTACCGACATCATATGCCAATGTTGTTCCAGATGAATCAGCACCACTCACAGAATCCGATAACGCACCTAATGTGTAGAGATAAGGTTTATAATCTCTTAATATTAAGTTAGTAGAATGTAACTGATGAGTTCGAACTTCAATTTCAGAAGATGAATCGGGTGCAGAATCAAGTGTTAATGTACTTCCTGATATGCTATATGTATTTGTGTGTTGTAATAGACCATTGACAAATACAAATGCATCATCAGAATCAGCCGGAGTATCTGTTAATGTAAATACTTTAGTTGAATTATTGCCAGAGAAACTACTTGTTGATACACTGTTAATAGTTCCAGTAGTACCACCTCCGCTACCAACAGATGATTGTCTTAATTGAATATAAGCTGAATCAACTTGAAATCCAATTGATGAATCTATCATTGCTTGTGTTGCAGAAGAATCAGTACCAGATGATATTGTGATAGTTTTTGTTGCGCCAGATCCTGTTGCAGTTACACTGGTACCTACAAAGTTTAACGTTGTTGCGGCGGTTGATAAAGAAGATCCTTCTTCTTGTACGGTGATTGCACCACCCGATTGTCTAAGTTGAATGTAAGCAGAATCAATTAATTGTATAACTGCAGCAGAATCGATATTTCCACTTAATGCAGTTACAGAAGCAAATGATAAGTTACCACTACCATCTGTTCTAATTACATGATTATTCAAACCATCAGATGTTGGAAATAATAATCCAGCAGCAGTTAATCTTGTAAATTTTGCGGAGTCTGCAGATATTTCACCTGTTACATTTACGCCAGAATCTGTTGTTGCTAATCTTGCAAGATTATTAAAGAATAATGATACTGCACCGCCTGATAATGCTGTAATTTGACTTTCAGTACCTGCTGCATTTTGAACTGTTAAGTTATTTGTCTGAAGTTGTAAAGAACCTGTTCCAGCATCTTGAATTACACTATGACTTCCAGTATGGAATATTTTTAAATCACTATCATTACCGACTGATAATTTAGCTAAACCTCCTGCAGCTCCTCCATCAGGTGCTTGTATTCCATTAGCATTCATAAGTGTTATTGTTGCAGCAGAATCAGTTCCCGGTGATTGTCTTGCTTGTACATATGCAGAATCGATAAGAGCAATTGCTTCTGCAGAATCGATACTTATTGCTTGTACTCTTGCATTTGTATAATAGAGATTAGTTTGTTCAGGAATATCTGCGGTACTTACTTGGTTTGTACCTGTACCAAAATCGATATGTGTATCATCTATTCCATCAGCTTTAAGTGTTACTGCTCCTGATGAGACATCAAAGTGATCACTACTAAAAGATGCGATACCTTTATTAGATGATGTAGCATCTTCACCTGATATAGTACCACCTGATACATCGATACCTTCACCAGCTGCAAGATAACTTGCAACTCTTGCATCAGTATAATAAAGATTACTTCCTTCAGTTAAGTTTGATGTAGTAAATCCAGTTAAGTTGCGTGTTCCAATTACGAGTGCATGACCCATGTACCCGTGAGCAGAGCATTGATAATGTAGTACTGGAGGTGTAGCCTCCGTTACTGTGATTCTTGCATATGTTGCTGCAGTTGATACACCGGTAGTGTATTGTGTAGTTTTTGCTGCATCATAGTAGAATCTAAATGGATGACTTGACATATCACTTGAACTTAAGTTAAACTGATATGTTCTTCCAATTTGTAATTGAATTATTGGAGAATATGTGCCGTCAATTACGTATTTATTAGTACTACCTTGACCATTATAAACATGATCAGCAGTTTGTGTTGCAACTGTTACAGCAAATTCTTTTGTTACTGCTGTATGTTGATTTCGTTCAACCGCAGTATTTGCAGAATCTTTTGCAAAGAAATAATCACTATCAAAGTTTTCTTTTGTATAAACTGATTCAACATCAAAGGTAAATTGTCCTGTTCCTGAGTTATATGTTAAATCTCCACCAGCAGAGAATAAACCTCTTATTTCTGATGAATCAACTGAAATATTACCATCTGCTAAATCGATACCGTGACCACCCGCAAAGTGTGCTCTTACTTCACTTGCATTTGGTCCTGTGTATGTAAATATACCAGTAGCAGAATCATATGAGAAGCTTCCATCACCACCAGCATCGATTCCTATTAAAGCACTTCTTGCTGCAGAATCTGCTCTTGCCACTGTGTAATAAAGATTAGTTTGTTCTGGAATATCAGCTGTACTTACTTGATTTGTGCCTGTTCCAAAGTCGATATGAGTATCATCAATACCATCTGCTTTGATTGTAACTGCACCTGATGATACATCAAAATGATCACTACTAAAAGAAGCTATACCTTTGTTTGATGCAGTAGCATCTTCTCCAGATATTTCACCAGAAGATATGTCAATACCTTCGCCGGCAGTTATATGAGCTCTTACTTCAGAAGCAGAAGGACCAGTGTATGTAAAGATACCAGTTGCAGAATCATAACCGAATGAACCGTCTCCACCTGCGTCAACCGCAACTAGTGCACTTCTTGCTGCGCTATCAGCACGAGCTTCCGTGTAGTATAAATTAGTTTGTTCAGGAATATCTGCAGTACTTACTTGATTTGAACCTGTACCGAAGTCAATGTGTGTATCATCTATTCCATCAGCTTTAATACTTACTGCACCAGATGAAACACTAAAATGTTCTGTATTGAATGACGCTATACCTTTATTAGATGTAGTTGCATCTTCACCTGAAATTTCTCCAGATGATATATCAATACCTTCACCAGCTGTGATATGTGCTCTTACTTCTGAAGCACTCGGGCCAGTATATGTAAATATACCTGTAGCCGAATCATAACCAAATGATCCATCACCACCTGCATCTACCGCAACTAAAGAACTTCGAGCGGCTGAATCTGCTCGAGCTGTAGTATAATATAAATTCGTTCCTTCAGATAAATCAGATGTAGACTTAGCGTTAAAGTCTGAATCAAATCCTAAGAAAGATCCTTGAAATGGTTTATTAAATACAAACTTATCACCAGTTGCAGCATATGTTATTGTAGCACCTGCACCATTTATTGTGATACCCGCACCGTCTGCGGCTGCAGCATTTCCAGCAGAATCTGCAAGGACTATATTTTTATCATTAATTGAAACTGTAGTTGAATTGATAGTTGTTTGTGTACCTTCAACTTGCAAATTACCAAGAATTTGTACGGTACCGGTATTATCACCAATTGCAGCAGGATCAATTACAAAATTAGCAGGACCTCTTAATTGGTTAAATGTAGGATTAGCTGAAGAATCTAATGGTTGAGGAGCTCGTATTTCACCAGTACCACTATTATATGTAATACCATTAGTTCCACTAAAATGCGCACGTACTTCTGATGCACTTGGTCCAGTGTATGTAAGAATTCCTGTAGAATTATTATAAGCTAAACTTCCATCACCACCTGCGTCAGTTACAGTTATGAATCCTCTTATTTGTTGTCTAAATAAGCTTGTAAGTTCTGCAGAATCAATTTTAATATCGCCGGAAGTAATTGCAATACCAGATCCTCCGGTAAAGTGTGCTCTTACTTCACTTGCATTTGGACCAGTATACGTAAATTGTCCGGTAGCACTATCATATGCAAAGCTTCCATCACCGCCTGCATCAACAGTATTTAAATAACCTCTTATTGTTTGTCTATATAAACTCGTTAATTCACTTGAATCAATTTTAACATCACCAGATGTAATTGCAATACCCGTTCCACCTGTGAAATGAGCTCGTGTTTCGGATGCACTTGGTCCTGTATATGTAAATTTACCTGTAGCAGAATCGTAACTAAATGATCCGTCACCTCCAGCATCGATTCCTAATAATGCGCTTCTTGCTGCACTATCAGCTCTTGTGTCAGTATAATATAAGTTAGTTCCTTCAGATAGATTTGTAGTTGAATTTGCATCAAATGCAGAATCAATATCGGAATCAACTCTTGATTTTAAGTAGTATAGATTAGTGCCTTCCGGCAATTGTCCGGTATTTGCATCACCTAAATCAGAATCAAAATTAGCTTTAGTGTAAACCTGTTCTACATCAAATGTAAATTCACCGGTTCCAGAATTATATGTTAAATCACCGCCAGCTGAAAACATTCCTCTTACAGTTTGTCTATATAAACTTAATAATTCTGCAGAATCAAGTCTTATTACACCTGTTCCGTTATTATATCCAATACCATCGCCACCACTGAAATGTGCACGTACTTCAGAAGCTGAAGGTCCGGTATAAGTAAATTTACCAGTTGCAGAATCATAAGTAAAACTACCATCACCACCCGCATCTGTTACATTAAGATGAGCTCTTACTTCTGTTGGAGAAGGTCCAGTGTATGTAATTAATCCTGTGACATTGTTATATGTAAATGATCCATCGCCACCTGCATCAACTGCACTAATATAACTTCGAATGTCTTGTCTAAAATACGCGGATAATTCTGAAGAATCTATATTGATTGTATCACTTGCTGAATCATAAGCAATACCAGTTCCACCTGCAAGTGCATCACCTAAATCTGATTCAAAATTATCTCTTGTATAAACTTGTTCTACATCAAATGTAAATTGGCCTGAGCCGGAATTATATGTTAAATCTCCACCAGCACTAAAATAACCACGAATATCTTGTTTGAAATTTGCTTCTAATTCTGCAGAGTCAATTCTTATTGTATCTGTGGCAGAATCATATGCTATACCTACGCCACCATCAAGTGCTGAACCTAAGTCTGAGTCAAAATTTGACTTAGTGTAAACTTGTTCTACATCAAACTCAAATCTACCAGATGTAGAGTCATAACTTAAATCGCCGCCTGAGCTAAAGTAACCTCTTATTTGTTGAATAGATCCTGCTAAATCGATATTTACCGCAGTGCCTGTGCTGTCTTTAACACTAAAATCACCGCCGGAATCTTTAAGGTTTATACCTCCAAGATGTATTGTAGATCCACTTAAATATAAATCTCTAAATTTCTTGGCGCTGTCGCCTAAGTCAAATGAACTATCTAATGTAGGAACAATGTGGCCTTTTGTTGTAAGACCTGTTACAACTGGTGTTTTATCGGAATCTATAGCAATGATTAATTTATCATTACCAGGCGAGTATTCTCTTGCTAATCCTTGACCGACATCGAATGTAAAGTTCTTAAATGCTGCTTCAGAAGAATCAAATACGAGTATTTGTCCATCCGATTTAGTGGATACGTCAAAGTCCGTGAATTCATCGATAGATAGTGTTTCTCTGGCAGTTGTTACTGGAGTTCCGAGTACTATCTTTTTTATGAAGGTCTGTTGACCTACTGTTACTTTAATTGACACTACTCATTACCTCACTTAGTAACTGATGGAGTTATTTGTACCCTGCCTTCGAGAATTCTTTCAATAATTGTGTTACCGCTAGCACTATCAACATTGGATAATTCTACATCATATACGTGTCTGCCTGCTTTTAAAGCATCAGTTTGTGTGTTAGTGAGTGATAATGTTGCTATTCCGCCAGAAGAATTAGTTACTACACTAGTAAATGCAATTGCTTCGCCAGCACTGTCATTATAGTTTTTCTTAAGTCTTGCTGTTAATGTGTGACCCGTAAGATTTTTTGCTGTACCATTTTTATCTACTAAATGTAGTTCTATGGTTGCGTCAGATCCTTGATCTATTGTGAACTCTTGATATGTGGCCATGAAATACTCCGGTTGATTTCTTTGTCGGACGATATCGCCCCTGCCATTTTAAACTATTTATACAAATTAAGTTTTATAAGTGTTATAAATAAATTTATGAATATTATATTATTAAAACACGGTACTAAATATAGTGCTGATGATGTAAATGAAATTTATCATTCTCTAAAAGATTATACTTCTGCAAATTTTTATTGTTTCACTGAAGATAAAACAAATGTAATTATAGATTGCATTGACATTCCAAAGAAACCTAAACTTATGAGGTGGTGGAATAAAATGCATTTATTTAGAGAAGACTTTGAAATAGAAGGTAAGTGCGTATTATTTGATCTAGATATCAAAATACTTTCCGATCCATTCCCATATATAAACAATATTGACTGGAACTACCCTACATTCATGAGAGACGGTTGGAAAAAAGATAAGTTCTTTAGCGAGCATGCATATGATACAGAATTAAATAGCTCAGTTCTTGCTTGGACGTCTAAACAAAATTCTTATATTTGGAATATCTTTAGTAAAAACATAGATTACCATACACGAAAATATAAAGGAATTGACAGATTTTTTTGGCATGAAAAGATACAGTGGAGAAACTTTGACAATGGAATATATAACACCATCGATGTATCGAAAGATACTTAATATTATAACTGACATCTATACTACGACAACTTACGATAAAGAATCTTTTGGAGGCGATTTATTTAGACTTAAAGATGTACTCGATTCTTTTAGTGAGGGTCAAATTATGAATAAAGTGTGGGCAGTAGAAGAATTAAATAAGTTAATTGACAGTGAATACAAAGAATGCGTGGTAATAGGAAGCTGGTATGGTTTGTTCTCACATTTGTTCGCTGAATCTGGATTTAAAAATAAAATACTTAACATAGAATTAGATGAAGTTTGTAATAAGATTGCGCGAAAATTAAGGATGCACGATAATATTCATTTTAAAACAATAGATGGTTTAGAAGACTTTTTAAATCATAATTATTATGATAGAATACTCGTGTGCACAGCGTGCGAACACATAGACGATGAAGAACTATCTTTTGTTTTACAACAAAAACATCCAAACATGATAGTTTGTTTACAATCTAATAATTATTATGAAGTTGATAGCCATATTAACTGTAAAGATAATTTAGAAGATTTTATAAAAAGCATTTCTTTAAAAAACGTATTATATTCTGGAACAAAGAGACACAAAGATGAATACGATAGATTTATGATAATCGGCAAATGAGAGTTATATTTAGCATTTACATAGATTTTAATAATGATGACTTTGAGGAAGATCATGATTATCAAAAAAATATTAAAAATAAAAATGAATTTAAAAACAATTATAATTTTTTAAAACATAAACAAGAGAACTACGCTCGTAAATTAGGTATAACCTATATATTATATGAAGACGACGAGAAGTGGAGAGCTTACAGAAAACACTTTGAAGATAATTATCCTTTTATCTCTAAGTACAATATAATTAATTTTTATAAAATACATATCATGTATGATTTATGCAAAACTTATGATGAAATACTGTACATTGATTTTGATGTAGTGCCATTAACTCAAGATAATATTTTTGACAACATAGACGTTGCAAATGGTATTGCTTGCAAAGTTAATCATGAAAGAAATCCAGAAAGTTATTTGACTTTCTTAAGTCCTAAGATTATTAAAGAAAGAGAGAAAGCTTTTTTAAAAACTGGTAGAACTTTTTCTGAACGAGATCCTAAAGCTAAATATTGGAACTGTAGAGCTTTACTAATGGAAGAAGGACTAAGTGGTAACAATGATGTATATAATACTGGAATTGTTTTAGCGAATAAAGATAATTTAAAAAAATTAAATTATTTTAAAAATTTTAATGACACCTTAGAATTTATGCACAGAATAAAAAATGAAGAAGGATTTTGGCCTAAGTTTATACAAAATTGTTTTGGATACGATAACGAAACATTATTTAGCTTTAAGATGAAAATTAATAATGTCAACTTAATAGAACTAGATGATGTTTGGCATTTTCCTTACAGAAAAAAAATTAATTATATACCTAAAGAAACTAAATTCGTGCACGCAATTAACAAGAATTTTAAATTTATTAAAGCATATGCCAAAAAATATCATTTATAGTATATGGTCAGATTTAACAGAACAACATTCATCTGTAAATGATTATAAAAAAGAATCAATTAAAAAATACAAAGAAAAGTTAATTGAATTGCAAAAGAATTATGCATACTTTTGTAAAGCTGATTATGAAGTATTTACGCCTAAGTCAACAGATTACACGAACGTTCAGTTCGATAAGATATTTAAGCTTGAAGAACTTACTAAGTACTATGACAACGTAGTATATTTTGACATGGATATAGTTCCTATTACTAAAAAAAATATATTTAAAAGTTTTAACTTTAATAAAATTGGCGTGTACGATTATACTGTAAAAATAAATAATAGGGAAACCATAAAGCACATATCAGAAACTACTAAAGATAAAAAATGTATTTCTCCTATGATGATGTATTCTAAAGTTTGTGCTAAGAACGCCATGTTGATGATAGACGATATAATTGGAAATGAAAATATTGTCAACACTGGTGTAGTATGCGCAAATAAAAAATCTGCAGAAGAACTATCTTTTACAGAAAGAATGAATGATATGAATAAAAAATTAAGTATTGCTATTAACGATAATTTATATCCAGAGTTAATGTCAAAAGCGTGGATAAAAAATAATGAAGTTTATCTTTCTTATCTTTTAGAAAGATACAACATAGATTTTAATAATATAGGAATACAATGGAATTATATTTTAGACGATATCGTAACTAAAGTAACGTCTGGCGTACATTTAATACACCAAGTAAATAAGGATTTTCATGAAACAATCTCTAGACTCAAGTAAATTTAAAAGTTGGAGACCATATTATAATATAGTTTTAGACACAACGACGTATTGTAACGCAAAATGTCCTCAATGTCATAGAATAAACTCTACTGAAGGCGCAAAGTTATCTTTTACTGGGAATGTAATAAAAGAACTTCCATTGATACACGTGCCTTTTGAAAAAATAAAAAAGACGTTTACTCAACAAGAACTATTAAAATATCATTCTATACAACTTTGTCCTACATGGGGAGATCACATGATGCATCCTCACGCTGCTGAGATTGTGGAACATTTCTTAAGTTCTAGTTGGCGTATAATAGTTACTATAAACACTAATGGAAGCATGAGAGATGAATTATATTGGTGGAAACTTTGTTCTTTGGCGATAAAACATAAATCACGATATCATAGTAAAAGACTACACATTGTTTTTGCAGTAGATGGTATCGATCAAGATATGCACGGTCTTTATAGAAGAAATACTAATCTACAAAAAGTGTTAGACCACGTAAAGATATGTTCCGAGTTTAAAGAAACAGTTCTAGTTGAAACTCAGACCGTATTATTTAAGCACAATCAAGACTACTTAGAAGAAATTACTAAGTTATGTAAAGAACACGGAGCTGAAAAACATTCGTCAGTTATAAGTGATAGGTTTGGTGAAGACGATCCACAAGTTGAAAATCGTAACGTATACACTTTTTACGATGAGAACAACACAAAACTAAGTTTAAATAAAGTGACTGAAGATTGGACAGATGAATTTAAAAAACGTGGAGCTCAAATAAACAGAACTACAATAGCAGATTTAGATAATAAACCAACTTGTGGCTGGTCGTTAACTAATACGTTAAATATTAATTTTGATGGAAACGTCTGGCCGTGTTGTTTTTTTGGAAACTTTTCTGTTATGAACAAGAAAAGCTGGATGAAGCAACACCCTTTTGCTCGAAAGTATTACGATTATAATAACAATATTTATGAAAATAAATTAGAAGATATACTAAAAAATGATTGGTGGAAAGAGTTACCTTACGTAATACAATCTGAGAATCCAATAAGAAACTGTGTTTACAGCTGTTCAAATAAGTATAAAGAAGGCCAGTTTAGATTAACTCATAGACAACGCGATTAATGTGGCTTCTTTAATAGTCTTTGCTTGTCTCAATTCTTTTTTCTTACTTGCCTTTGTAGATTTTTTAATAGCAGGTGTCTCGAATAATTGCAGTTTGTAAAGAAATAGTTTTTCTTTATCTCTTTCTGCGTCAAACTCATTAAATAAAAATTGAGCTAAAGCTTTATGAACATCAGTGTGTTGCTCATTAAAATCGTATATTAATCCTCTATCTTTTGCCAGTGTGATAACAGTATCTTCAAATGCTTCATGCTGTTCTCTAATATGTTTGTACGTTGCTTCGTGCAAGTTATCAATATCAATATGAGTTAATAGATTTTCAAAATTAGGATCACCTTCTTTAGCTTCAATGTATTCAACTCTTTCTACTTTCCCATCAGTCCAAAACGATTCAACTATTGTTCTTTCGTTATTTGAAAAATGTGCTCTTACAAATTCATGTCCAGGGATTGCCATAATTAACTCCTTGCAATTTTTAAAAAGTATGTACTTACAGTTTGTGCTGTACCATTAGGAAATTCTTGAGTACGATAATCATTGGCATTCACAAACCTTGTTTGATAATTTCCTGCTCCGTCAAGACGTGTATCTACCATACCAGTCCCTCTATTAGCTCCGCTTCCATTTATAGAATAAGTAATTCTAGAACCTGCAGTGTTTACTGTATGATGTCTCATTTCAGCTAATAACATTGCATCAAGATTAGCATCAGTATATATTTGTAAATCATTACCACTCGTTATTTGCAGAGGTGATTGAAAACTTGTAGCAACAGTTTGATTAGTTCGAAATAAATAGTAGTTAGTTATTGTCGTAGGTTGATCTTGTGTTTCACCAATTCCGCCTGCAGTATAAGCCGATACATTTGCTATTGTGTCAGTAAAAACGGGGGTTGAAGATATTAAAGTGTTAAGAGATAAAGAAGTTGCAGTATGTATTCTAAACGTACCACCTCTGTCATTTCCATCAACTAGCGTACCTATAGCAGCATTTATAATAGTATCAAACACATCAGTAGCGCTCATGGCTCTTATATCTGTGCCGTCGTAGTACACAGGATAGAATTTATTATTAGTGTCTGTAGGAGTGCTTACGCTTGAATTAGCTTGATTTATCTTATCATAAACTATTGGAGTTACTTGAGAAACATTAGGAGTCTCGCCGGCCGTATCAAAATTAGTAACATCTGTTGTGGATGCACCAGCTTGCATTCTGGTATCTGACATACTGTCCAAACTTCCAGAACTTCCAACAACTGTAAGTAGAGCAGAAGGATTAGATCCATAAACATAAACGGCTCGCTGTTGTAAGTCTAACAGCTGTGCCGAAGACATTTCTTG